TTGTTCCTGTAGAAATACCTGTTGTTGTAACTGTAAAAGTTACTGAACTACCTTCATTAACAATAGTAGTAGAAACTCCAACAGAATATGTCGGTCCATTTTGAGTTTCGACTAAAGCTCCCCCTAATGCTTTTACTGTAAGGGATTTAGTGCCAACACTAAATGTAGTTCCTATGCCATAAGTATTACCATTAAAAGTTATTCCACCATCTTCTGATGCAAAATAAAGTTTATAATTGAAAGAATTTATTGTTAGATTTGCATAATCACCTGCAGATGCTGGGAAATATACGAAAGATCCAGGTGTGAAAACATTATCAACTACTGTTGGAGTATCGTAATCATTTCCACCAATCAGTAAAACTTTTACAGATTGGTTAGTTGATAGTCCTGCTATAGAAGATGAGAACATACCAGAAATATCTGATACTTGACAGGTTTGAATTCCACTTGTAAACCTATCTCTATATCTTTTTAAATAACTTTTAAAATATCTTCTATTTTGTAATGTAGGTTTTGGCATTTTAAATTAAAGTTAATGTTGCTGCAGGTAAAGCTGCAAGAATAGCAGTTAATGCTATTGAAGCTACTGGTGCTGCTACAATTGGATAGTCTGCACTAAAAACTTCTGATGACGTATTATCTGAAAAAGATTTTGTCGCTACCATGACTTTAACTAATGGTCTTGATGAAAGTGGTAGGAATCTTACATTCATCTCACTTTTTAAACAGGTATTCCACCAGGCAGTTTTTGTTGGATATAAATTTCCATTAGCGTCTTTTGCATGAGGTCCATCGTTAAAGTTATACCATGATTGACATGTAAATCCCAATTCTCCCTGATATGCTCCACTAGGTATAATAATTAATCTTCCTGGAACTCCACCAAACATAGCATACGCGCCAAGGTAGTTGTTGGAATTAACCAATTGTTGTGTAAAACTAGTAAATGGTGCTGGATATCCACTACTGCCTCCAAATGATAAAGATCCTTCATCAGTTGTTATTTCCATAACATTTGGGGCATAAGATGGAAATCCTAAAATTGGACTTGGTTGAGCAGTTCCAACTTGCACACAAGGATTTCCATTAAAACAAGCAGATGCAGGATCATATGTTATTTTTCCAGATCTAATAGCACATCTATACAAAGCATTATTACTTGAACACAATAAAGGATCACCATTTTCATCAACATCATTTGGACAAAAACAATTTTTTAAATATAAATTAGCCGTATTTCCTATTGGTTCGTCACCTCTCATATAACGTGTAAAAGTATTACTACTATCAGAAAGATCATATTTAAGATTTGATAAAAGACCTCTAACCCAAGCTACAGGAGTAGCATAAAATACTCCTATTATACCTTGAATTACTATTGCTTTTGTTAGCCAGTTAACCCATCCTATAAGAGTTTTTGGATCATCTATTGTACTTGCTCCAACTCCAAAATCTCCAATACCTTCAAAATTATAAACATCACTTATACACAAACATCCATTTTCCCACGTAAAAGATTTAGATCCTTTACCCAAGTTAAAGTATGTATTTGATACTGCAGGACTCCATCTTGCTTGTTGCTCATATGCTCTGAACATATCATCTGGGTCACAACTGTTTCCCAAGCCTGCTAAAAAATTTTGTTTTTGTGCATTTGTAAAAGGAACCGCATAAGGATTATTTGCAGAACAACCAGGACCATTACAACCTACCTCATTTTGACGCATCCAAGTTCCTAAGGTTAATGCTGCAGTCCAATATCCAGTTGGATCTTTACTTGGTTTGTATGCTGATGGCAGTAAAGGTTCCCACTCCGCAGCATTATTATTATACTCATTATTCAATGCCCCTATAATTTGATTATTAGAAAAATTATCACTTAAAGGTCCATGAGTAAATTGAGGTGTAAAATCGAATGGCATTTTAGATCAGTGGTGAGACGTTTACAGTTGTTTCATTTAAGAAATTATCAGGACAGCGAAGAGTATCATAATTACTATTGGTTACTGTGGAACCAAAACCAGGGTTGGTTGGTTGTAATAGATAGAAAGGTCTGTTTGGATATGTTGTTCTAAATTGAGTCCATAATGATTCCATTCCAGATGTTGTTTGACTATCACTTTCATCAATTATCGCAATACAAAGTCGAGTAGCACTTGTTGGTAATGTTTGAAGTGATACTGAACTAGTTGCAGTTCCTCCAGGACCAGTTGCCGTAATTGTATATGTTATAGGACCATTATAAATTACTGATACGCTACCGGTTGAACCATTAAGAACACCGACTCCATTATTTATTGATAGAGAGGTTGCATTTGTAGAAGTCCAAGATAATATAACAGTTCCTCCAATATTATATGCCTCTTTATTTGCTTTTAGTGATACTGTTGGTGGTTTAGAACTAACTATGGGAATTAATTTAATATCACTCTTACTTGTCTTTATTTTGTAGTAAGTATACTTAAATGATACATCTGCAGTAAAATACTGAATATCATTAGCGGTTGCATTAAATTCTAATGATGATAATGAAATTGGAAATAAATCTATGAATTTAACTGTTGCGATTGTATTATAATTACTATTTAAAATATATAAACTTCCATCACTAAATGCTTCCTTTGGATCTTTTATTAAATCTTCATTTGTAATTAAATCTTGATATTGTTTTGCGGTTTCTGGAAATCCAAGACCAGTTACCCAATTATGAATTGCCATGTAATTTTCCATATTTTCATCGACTAAAAATTTAATCGATAAATCACTATAAATTATTTTTTCTCCAGGAATATCAATATCTTTTAAATATGATGGTTGTATATGTGTTCCTAAACTAATTTCAGGTATTTTTGCACTATTGCAAAAAAATGCAACCTTAGGTTCTTTTGCTAATGTAAATTTGAATCCAACTGGAGAAAGAAAATTTCTATTTTGAATTTGACCAGTAAATGGATGTGGTGCCGCCATTATATTTTTATTTGTATTTAGATAAAAAAAGACCCCTTTCGGGGTCTTTGAAGTATTCTTGTGAAATTAAATCACATAAGATTTGAAACCTTAACTCTTCTATAGTATACGTTAGAGCTGGTTGCAATGTTGTCAGGAGCTGTAGCAGCAGTGGCACCCTTCGCAAATGGATTCGCAACGACTCCGTAACGAGTCTTGAATCCGATTTTTGGTTGGAAGGTGTCCTGACCAACGGCACGTACCATTTGGAGAGGTACATATGGGCAATAGAACAATCCAGCATCATAAGGAGATGCACCCTTGTAACCGACAACGTAGAACTGATTAGCAGCAACGTTTGCTGAATAAGGATCGATATATACACGATACTTACCTTGCAGAACACCAGCAAAGGTGTTACCAGTGTCATCAACGTTAAGGTTAGCGTTGAGTGCAGGAGTGTAATCAAGAACACCTGCCATCGTGAGTGCCGAAGCAACATCAGCAGAGCAGAGGATCATATTGCCCTTCCCTCTACGGGTTTGTTGGGCGATTGCGTTAGCATCTCTTTCGATCTGGAAGATCAGACCCTTGAACTTCTCAACTGACCAACGACCATTGGAGTCAACGTCAAGGTCAAACGTACCAGCAGTAGCGGTGTTAACCTGAGCACCAGGAACAGCAACCTTATAGATGGTACGGATGATTTCTCTGTTGATTTCAGCGAGAATCTCAGTTGAGAGAATGTTAGCAAGTTCTGCCTCTGCATTCAGACCGTGAATTGCCTTCAGGTCTTGTGCAAGTTCGAGCGAGTACTCAGCCTTCAGTGCGCGTGACTTAGCGGTAACAGTCAGTTTCTCAATCGAGAATGCCATCTCATTGAAGGCATTAGAAGAACCATCTCCTAGTGCTTCAGAGTTGCCAGTGGTCATGCCTTGACCAACGTTATATGCCTGTTGGTTAGCATTAGTTGAATCAAGAATTGAAGGGTTTGAACCCACTTGACCAGTAGTACCTAGACCAACAGTGCCGTCAGTATGACCAGCAGTTAGGTTACGGCTATTGTTCTGACCAGAGAACGAAGAGTCAACTTCGTTGAAGAAGGTTTCAGTTCCACTCTGATTGGTGTAACGTGAACGCATTGCAAAAATCAGTCCAGTAGGACCATTCATTGGTTGAACGCCACACAGATCGTAAGCGATCAGGTTAGGCATTGAGCGGCGAATCAGCGAGATCAGCACGGGATCGAAACCGGCAACAGGAGATCCTGTGCTGTTAGCTGCACTACCACTAAAACCACCGGTACCGGCAGAGTTAGTTGGGGATGCTTCGTAAAGGAATGAACGCTCTTCACGAAGTTCTCTTTCTTGGTTTTCGAGCAGGATAGCGGTTACCGATCTACGATGCGAATCTTTGATTGGATCCATTCCTTGATAATCAAGGATTGGTGCCCACTTTTCCTGCAGATATTCAGCATTGTACATCTGCATTTGAAGTTTACCTCTTTGGGAAAAATTTTTGTTTGACTATGATCTAAAAATCATTTTTTAGAAACTCTGCTGAGAGTTTGAAGATATGCTTCCATTATTGGTGATACTGAAGTTAGTTCAGTATTAACAGAGACTTCTTCAGATAAATTCTCAGAGATATCTCTTTGAGCACTAGTATTTGTTGGGAAATATGATTCCCTCAAAGTTACCAGTTTCTCACGATAGTTTGCTTCACCATCAAACTCAACATTTTCGGCAAGAGCAGCAAGTTTGTCTTTCTGAGAAAGTGCAAGACCCTCAGCGACATCTGCAAGGATTACATCAGCAACCGACTCTGCTAACCTTTTATTTAGAGCAACATTTTTTTCAATTTGCTCGTTGAGTTTTGTTTCCATTTCATCAAGTTTATCTACCATACTCTCGATAACATCATATCTATCTTCAGGGATTGTTACATAATGATCTTCAAAAAGACTCTTCATTCCTGTAAGGAACGATTCAGTCATTTCAGTCTTAAGTCCGTGCTCAACTGCAAGTGCATTCTCTTGAATCCACTCATCAGCAACATACTCAAGGTATGAATCAACACGATCTGTGAGTTCTTTTTTAATAAACTCAACCTCTTCAATCAAAGCACTTTCATAAGTTTGCTGAAGTTCTTCTTTAATTTGAGAAACTTTTAGTTTGATTGCTGTTTCGAAAATGGTGCGTGCTTTTTCCTGGAATTCTTCAGAAAGTTCTTCACCTGCAATAAGAGCGTTGATATCTTCTTCAATATCAAACTCTTCTTCCTCTTCTTTCTCAGTGTTTTCGGCAACTACCTCATCTTCTTCAGTTTCTTCAACTTCTTCTTCATCAACTTCTTCAGTTTCTTCAACTTCTTCTTCATCAACAAGATCTTCCTCCTCTTCAGTTTCTTCCTTTGTCATAGTTTTAGCAGGTTCAGCAGGAGATGCTTTTGCATTAACTACATCTTTTACTTGAGCAAGAGTTGCGCCAGGAGTTTTAAGTGCAGCTGAATCGTCATCGGGACGATAATTTTCAGGAGTAGGACCGCCGAGGTCTTCAACTGGAGTACCAGATGAAATCATTGGCTCAGCAGGTGCAGCCCCTTTGGTTACTACGTTTTCCATTTCTTGTAAATTGCTACCAACGGACATTTGTTTTGATTTTGTTATAATCTATATTTATTTATAATTTAAAGATTTGAAAGAAATTCGTTAAATAAATCTAACTTATGTTCTTCGAACCTTTTTTGATCGACTAGTGTATTAATTCTTTTTTGAGTTTGAGTGACAAGTTGTTCACGAAGAATACCACCTTCCCATACCCACTCTTTACCTTCCATAATTCCTTGAACAAAAGCATCAGGTGCAGAGGGATCGGCAACGATATCAGCTGCAGTTGCAAGCATGAAATCTTCACCTACAATTTTGTGACCTTCATTAGTTACCTTAAGTGATCCAACACCGCGAGAGGAGACACCTAACATTACACCTTCACCGATCAGTGAAGATGCAATCTTACCCATAGGAGTTTCAAGAAGTTGTGCTTTACCTCTAAAATTATTTCCTTCACAAGTGAGAGAAACAATTTTATGAGAAACACGATCCAAATTTACAGTTGGACCATCTGGATGTCCTAGTTCTCCAAGAGCACGACCCTTTTTGATGAAATTTTCATCATATCTCTTTACCTCACGGGAAAGAGTTTCCATAGGGTACATTCTTCCATTACGGTTACAAATATTTCCCTGAAGGAAAACACCTTCGATGTACAT